CATAAGTTCAAAACTACCCCATATGCCTCTTCCTTTAGCTTACGACGATGCCGTTCTAGGCTTCGCCGGTGCTAGAAGAAGATCCAAGGATTCCTTCGGAAAGTGGGACGGGCCTTTGCCCCCCCCCTCCTTCTGGCTTAAGCCGGAAGAGAGCTTTTCCGTGGAATCAGGTTTGCCATCAATCCTCCGATTCCGCCTTAAGGTGGGATCAAGGAAGATGACTCTTTATGAGTACTTTAATACTCATCTCGAGTCATCTATACCGACGTTTCTCCACAAGGAGATCCGGAAGGTTATGTCAAGCTTGGGTTTTCGGCCACTGACTATACGTCACTTCTTAAGATGTGACGGGATCACGCTTAAGCGGATCGATAGTCTCTGGCTAGCTATTCAGGATAACCTCATTGGAGGTCTTCCAGAATTATTCGTATATCAGCCTGAGGAGGTACTCCGGATTTATGTCTGGATTACCTCAAATGCTGTGTACGGAGTAGACCACGCAGGAAAGCTCTTTAAGACACTGGCCAAATGGCTAGTCGTCAAAGGAGCTAAAGGCGAGGTCGATATTCCTTTACCCGACCCTCCTGTCGGAACCATATGGTTCGGACCGAAGGGATTCTCCTGTAAAATAGGCTTCGTAAGAAACCTAGTGGAGTTCGGGATCCGGTCAAAAGATGAAGCCAGCCGTTTGGCTATGCTTTCATCGACTAGAGGTCTTCCCTGCGGATCTAAAGATCAGCAGCTAGAGTCTGCTCGCAAGCACCAAAAGGCGCTGAGCACTCTAATTCCTATGGATGAAGACCGTCTCAGGAAGCTTAGACATATCGCTCAAATGATTGGGCGAAAAGTCAAGCGATCCTCTTACAAGGGTTTTGCTCTTGAAGATGATCCCGGACATTTGTCCGTGACATCTTCTGCTAGCCTCGGCTCCTCCCGTTCTGACGGGGGGAAGGCCAATGAGGTTCGCACTGAGCTTCGCTCTTGGATTAACCAGGTTCCCGAAATTGATCGGGAATATTTCGTAGCCAGTGGCCATATGGTCACGGAGAAGGCTGGAATACCTCGGTATCATACGATCCGAATCCCTGGTATTGCTGAACCGGAGGATGAGCCTGCTGATGCAGGCTGGCTCGAGCCCTATAGGGCTAGATCCACTCCATTCCCGGTCTTTGTAGGTCTAAACAAGCATACTGGTCTTATGATCATGGCCTGTGCGACCGAAGCTGCTCAGCGGCGAGGGGTTCTTGATGAGAACCTTCGGTTAACTCATAAGAATTATCCGATCGCTGAAGTAGCTGTAGTGTCGGAGCCTGGATTTAAATCCAGGATTGTCACCAAAACCGAATGGTGGCTTACGACGCTTTTACAACCTTATGCTCATTGGATGCTTTCAGAAATGAAGGCTTTTCCATCCGCCAGACATGGTCTGGGGGGAGCCCATCAGGGCTTTGAGTGGGCAAAGGATTCAAGCTGGAAAGAATGGAATTCATCTTATGATGACTTCCTGCTCCTATCGTCTGATTTAAGTCAGGCGACGGACCATTGCTCGCATGAAGTGGGCTACCAGCTTATGACGGGTTTACTCGACGGGTTGGGATTATCTAATGATTATTTCAACCTTTGTGTCGAGCTTCAAACCTGTAATCGTCGCATCATCTCTCCCATTATAAATGAGAGTTATGATTGTGTCACGGGCATCCTTATGGGTGACCCTGGCACAAAGGTCGTTCTTACTATGTTCAACCTTGCGGCAGAGCAGGAGGCTGCTTTGACCTTCTTTGAAGGTCACATCCCTCCGGACGTTCATTGGCGCAATTTTGCTTGCGCTGGTGATGACCATATCGCTTTCGGACCACGAGAATACCTTAAGGCAATCTCGCAGGCCCATCGGGACAACCATATGGTTGTCTCGGAGGATCAGAACTTTCGTTCTGACCGACTTTCGCGATACTGTGAACAGTTCATCTATATGGATGGAACTGTAAAACCTTATCAGGGCCGAAACTTGAACAGGGCTCCTTACGAGGAGAACTGTTTTGTTGACGCCTTGAAGATAAGGTTATTAAGTAGGGAAGTCAAGGGCCAAGAGGCCCGTGATGAGAAGAATCCTGCCATAGGGAAGGGTTCGGCTCTTTCTTCCTATATCGAATGGTCAGCACCTGGGTTCCGGAACCACATGGTTCTTGGAGTTTCCAGGTACTTCCATTCTAGAATGTACTCCCTTCTGGAAGGCGTGCATCTGCTTAGGCTGATGCCATGCCAATTGGGAGGTTTAGGACACTGTCCGGATTTCCGGTCTGAAGACTGGGCATGGATGGTGTCTAATTTGAGCAAAGAGCATATAAATGCTATCTGCTATATCAAGTCGAAAGGAGATCGTTGCACTGAAGTGCTACGATGCCTCAGAATCCCCTCTTCAAGGGGGTTCAGGAGAGGCCTGGCTTCTACCGACGAAGATGATCTTGTCTGCCTCTTCCTTTTGGGAGGCGCGACAACCGGTACCGTTGCTCGTGATGCAGACGACGTCCTTAAGGATATCGGATGGTCCGAAGAGCAACTTAGCCGTACTAGAATGGCTTATAAGCTTAAGCTTCTAAGTCAGAGGGGTTTCTACTCCGAACAATACATTGTATCGAAGTTCAGAAGGACTTCAACTTTTAAGAAGTTGTTGACCTCAGGAGAGAAACCCAAAGATTTTAGGACGGTATCATTTGATACCAAGTATAAAAGAATGCAGGAAGCTCTAGCTTCTTTGGAGTTGCCCGAAGGCGATCCCTTTGAAGCTATTACCTTCCTGGAAGAGTTTGGAACTGATCGTAGGATCAGTTTCTACCTCGAACGGGCCCGTGTGATTCATTTAGATGAATTAGATAGGTCCTTCGCTTTCCTATCGCAGAAAGGATCATACTACTCTTTGGAGGAGTTCCTGATCCGTGATTGCAAAGCACCCGAGATCATACCTGATGGTGATGGTCCCGGGAGGAAGCTTAATGTAAGGGGCTTCCTTCCTCCAAAGGAGGGGGAAGACTCTCATACAAGACCAAACTTCTTGATCGCCAAAGGCGAGCTTGCTGTTTGGTACGAAGAATGGTTGCTCGCTCTTGAGAGAGAGACTGCAGAGACCGGGGCAAGAGAAATCTTGCCTGTCACCAGTGCTATAGCACTGGAACCGGATCTCTGTGTACCATTATCCAACTGGGTCATTAGATCCTAAACTAAAGTTGCGCCTGGACGGCTCAACCTTAAGATCCAATCTCCAGATGGAGATTGTCCCCTAAATACACCGGGTAGTTGGTGCAAACCGGCTCTTGGTGCAATCCTTGGAATGCTTCGAGCATCGGCGGG